ATTAGACGTCTTTGCGAAAGATTTGGCTGTCTTCCAAACGACTACTATAGTCGTTCCATTGCAACTAAGCATTGGGATGGTTATAGGAATCAACTCATCGCTGCTATTGACGATATTTTCGCCTTTAGTAACGATGAAGTTGATGATGAAAAAGAAATACTGCAGATGTGTTCAAACATAGACTATATTCTGCCAATGGCCGACATTAAAGAGAAAGGAAGGAAGTTCACAAGTGACTTCCTTTTCTTATCTTCAAATGAGGGCAAAATGGCTGGTATGGTCGGTTTCGGAAAAGAAAAATTCAAGGATATCTTAGCTCTTCAAAGACGGGTCTTTCCCGCTTTTAAAATAGAGTCTAAGGTTCGAGGAATTTATCAGGTCCAAACGTTTGAAGTCAAACATCTTGATCCATTGTCTGCACCACCAAAGGTGGTCTCATATGACCTCGACTCTCTTCTCAACTTCTTATTAGACTTTCTAATCACTGAACACAGAAAACGACGTGAAACACCTTTCATCTCTCAAACTCTCCTTAAGGGAGATTTTGGAGAGCCAGGTATTACCATTCAATTCCCAATAACACCACCTGAGACATTACCAAAAGTAATGGCCCATGCTATACCCGAACCACTTAAGGTTCGAATTATAACAAAAGGTGAAGAGGATAATTGGGTTCTTAAACCAATTCAAATAGCAATGTGGAGATCCTTACAGGATTACCCTTGCTTTAAATTGACTGGAACTCCAACTATTCCTCTCAATGTAATTGAGAGTTGGAATGGAACTCACTTTCTTTCCGGTGATTATGAGTCTGCTACTGACAACCTTAATATGGATGTCATGCACCTAATGATTGATGAACTTAAGAAGACCATTCCTACATCTTACCATAAATGGTTAGAATGGGAAGGTGGTATTCATGAAATTCATTATCCAAAAGATAGCGGTTTGACCCCAGTTTTACAAACTAGAGGTCAGCTTATGGGATCACTTCTTTCCTTTCCAATTTTATGTATGGC